CATAGCCCAGGCGCTCATTGGAACATTCTTAGACCCACTCGATAAGTAAGCACCCTGACCACGCCGATATACAGCCTCTAACTGGCTAGGCGTAAATCTTGTACCTGCTGCCTTCTTACGCAGCGTAGCCTTTACGCTATCGCTTAGAGGTTTTCTTTTTGGCTTGCTTGGCACGGCTCTTACTCACTTTCTTAATATCAATAGGCAGCCCAGCTTTGTATCTGCGCTTCGTTTCTAATATCTCTTTCTCCTTGGCACTTTTATTTTTCGCACCAGATAAATATTTCTTAGGTACACCAGACTTAGTCTTGGATACCTTCTTAAACTTTCGCATTAGCGCATCTTAGTTTTAGCTTTACAACGCCCTGCTCTCGCGCACTCTTTTGGGTTAGGGCAACCCCTGCAAGGTTTAAACTTAGGCATTCCACCTTTTTTCATGCCCTTCATGCCCGATCCCTTTTTACTACCATACATTGCCATAGTTCTCTCCTCTGTTTGACAAACTCATATCACATTACGCAATTCCACGCAAATTCCTTCTTAGCTCACCACGCCACGAACTCATAGGGCCAGACAGTGCCATCGCCGCATCCGAGGCCATTGTTAAGCAAATCGCGTCTGCCAGGTCAGGAGACCTTAGTCCACGCCTCCTCATCTGATCCTTGCTCTCAGCCGCCATCTTGCCAGAAGACGTAAACGAATACCGTATCCCTGTCAGATCAGCCAACAGCTCATCATCATTCGGCAGCTTGCAAGACCGATCCTCCAACCACGCCTTTGTCTTAAACCATAATTCAGTTCTGAGGTTGTTGTAAGTCCCACCCATTGAGGGGCTCTCTGCCACGTTCACACCCCGAACAGGAGCGCCCAACTCCCTCATCCGATCCACAACCCCAGAACCTATACCAATACTATCTACAAGTATCTCAGACGGTCTTGAACTAGGAGCCAGAGCCTCATACTCTGCCATCACACGCCCAACTGTCTGCATTAAATCCAATCCACGCCACGACTTAATCTCAGTCACAACAGAGCCCACACGCTTGCAAAATGCCGTTCTGTCTGTGCCGAACCTCGCAGGATCAAGAGACCAGACAGGCGCTCGATCCTTATCAATATCAATCTGCCTGTTCATCGCAGCATCTACCAAATGAAACGGTATAATCGTGTCATCATCAGCTAAAGGAAACTCACCTAAAACCCTGATCCGAAACGCATTGCTCTCCTCACCATACCGCTCACGCATCTCATCAACGAACTCATCCGACACCAATGGACTGTCTACGCAGCTCCAACGCCTCGTCCACCAACTGTCTGACATTCTGTTCTGGCTCTCATAAAACGTGCCAACTGACCTGGTAGGGTTCGATAAAAGAATTGTCGTGGCATTATGACCAGACATAGAACCAGCAGCAGCCTCAAATACCTTCTCAGGGACGCCAGACGCCTCGTCCACAACCAAAAGAACATTTTCCGAGTGAACACCTGCCAAAGCCTCTGGGGTTTCTGCACGGCTTGTACGAGCCGATATAAACATTTCAGATGGTGCGGCAGTTAGCTCAACACGATCAGATTTGACCGTCAATAAACCCTGAACAGGCTTTGGAAGCTCTCCGATCCACCGTTTTAGTTCTGCGAACAAAGCGTCAAAAAGCTGCCCACTCGTAGGGGCTGTGACGACAACCTTATTGGGAAACCGCATGAGCAGATACCATAGCATTGCCCAACTCGCGCTCGTAGACTTTCCTGTGCCGTGTCCAGACCTTATGCTAATTTTACGCTCACCATTCGCAATAGCCTCCAAAAACTCAGCCTGATACTCTAATGGGTCTGCCCCTAAGACCTCTCTGACGAACAAGACAGGATCATACGCATACTTTCGCGTAAACTCCTCAAATGGATTGGCCTCTTCACTCATGCTCAATCACCTTCATATGCCGAGCCATGTCCTCAACCTCGATCTCCTTGCGCTCAGAGCTAATCTTACGCAAAGCATCTAAATGTAAATCACCCAAGTTTAACGTAATCTCAGTTTTCGGACCTGTTCCATACCGATCCCTATTCCATCCAGCCGCCAAAGCCTTTCGCATGTTGATCTGCTCACGCACTGCGGCAATCTGCTGCTGCGTGCTGGCCTCGCCCAATGCGTCAACTTTAGACAAACCATCCTCCATTAATGCGTCTGCCGCTTCAGGTAACGCACGATCCATCGCACGAGCATACTCAGGGTTCTCTCTGAGGGCTCTACTGAGGTAGGACCGACTGCATCCCCATTCCTCGGCTGCCCAGGCCGTGATTGTCTTGCCAGACGCCATAACCTCGTAAATATAATCCGCTCCGCCCTTCTCAGCGACTTCTTTGAGGATTTTACGTTTTAATGCTTTTCCTGCCATGTCTGCTCCGATTTTTTTAAATTTTAGGATGTATGGGCAGTTTTGGCAATAGGTATGGGGGGTGGGGGTGGCAGCCGTGTCTGCGTTTTTCTACACACACACGCCCCCCTGCCAGAAAAGTTGGGGGGGTCTGGATGCATTTATTACGCATAATCTATATTATGTTAAGTGAGTTATTCAATATAATCAATGACTTAGCCAAAACTGCCTAGCAGATTGCACAAAAGCGACATGAATATTGCTGATAATTCTAGGTTATGTTACGCGCACGTGCGTCTGCGCTGCTTCGCGCCAATGTGTTGTAGCGCGTTAATGACGAACATCAAAGCTGTTTGGATTTTCTAGGAACTCTCGCATTGCTTCGCTAAGAGCTACACCCAGAAGTTCTTTGTTTACGCCGCTATGCAATCTATCAACGATAAACATTAAGACGTTAGCTGTTTCCTCATGCAGCTCGTCTTCATCAACATCTGTGAGATCAACAACGAAAGTCTTCATAATCAATCTATGGATAAAAAAAGGCTCGGCGTCAACGTAATGCATTGAAGCGCCGAGCAGTCGAGCAGTGTAAGTTAGTCACAGACGGAAATGGATATTCTGCACTAACAACTGTAACCTATCAAAATGGTATTGGATCGTCAAAGGATTTGCCTTCTAAGTCTATCATCTCTGCGCCTGGAAAGCTTTTCTTTACCGACTTCTCAAATATCCCTAGCTCGTTCTCTCTGAGAAACCTATACGCCAGTATAACTTCCCTAATTGTCAGGAGCTCTAAGTCTGGTCTATCTTTTTTTATCTTCTGCCAGCTCCGCCCATCCTTCATGAGCGCAAAAGGCTTATCATCGATCTCGAACTCCCATATGTCAGTAGAAGCTCTCTGAGCGCCATTACGTTCTGCCTCTGCATCCATAGCATCCCAACCTCTTAGAACAACCTCTGCCCTAATCTTGCATTCCTCTGGATCGTTTGCATCAATCGCGGCATTCATCTTTGCCATAGCTGATCCAAACTTCATGGCAGTCTCGACACTCACCAACTCAGGCAGAACATCAATTCCCCACTTCTCTTCCATCTCTCTAGCTTTCCTGTCAGTCGGAGCGATTGCATAGTCACAAACGATCTGATCTTTGGTCTGCCCCGAATGCAATAACCGATCAGCCTTCTTCTGTCGCCTTGGTCTCCGAGGCCGCACATTCATCTTATTCATCACCGATTTCTCCACAGTTATTTCACCACACTTTCATCTAATCCACAGTTACCACCACAGTTGTATATATATATACAACTACTGTGGTGGAACTATTCGTGGACTTTTTCTCCACACTTCCACACTTCTTCCACACTTATTGAAAAACAACTGTGGAACTGTGGAAACTACTAAAATCATCCTGTACATTCCCCATCATCTGCTTGGCATAAAAAGGCTTCGTCATCGAATATCCAGTCGCCTTGGCGGCTGACAAAATCACCAAGCTGTTTGTATGATTGGCCCTTGTCACTAATGCGTTTGAAGGTTTGCAAATGTTGTTTTGATCTGTCCTTGCCTTCAAAAACGCGCTCTTCTTGGTCTGACCACCATGTTGCGCGTTCTGGGTGCAGCCGCCAAAGTGTCGCCAACGTCTGCTCGGACTTTAAAAAACAACCATCGCAGTTGCCAAAACCTTTTGTTACGCGCAAGTCGTGTCCAAAAGCTAACTGCTGTTTACCCCAGAACTCCATAACATCTCTCTGCGTAACCATTGCGTTCAGCAAAGGCCAGTAGGTTGTTTCTTTGCTGTCTTTCTGTGGCTTTGCTCTGTGCGCCTCGTCAGCTCTAATGCCGACAGCGCTATGCCATTTCTTCCAGCCAAGTCTGACAAGATACCTGCGCATTGTGCGCACTTTCATTTCTTGTGTGCAAAACCGTTCAAATACATTTGGTAACCTGCGCTTTTTTGCAATCAAGGTTTCAAACGGCTCGCCATTTCTTGATGCTGAGTTGTGGCTCACGACATCAAAACCAACGCCATTGTCATCGTTTTTGTACTCCAGCCATGTGATCTTTACGTTCCACCTTTCTGCGCATTCCTGCACAAAGTCTAGTGTCTCTGGCATTTCTCTGCCAGTGTTTGCAAAAATGACCTTGCATCTGTCGGGTAAGTCACCATTAACGCAAAGTATTTCGTGCAGCATGTACCCACTAGTTCTGCCGCCACTAAATGCAATTTTCACATTGCCTTCTGGTAATTTATAAGGGTTCATTGTGCTTCCTCCCATTTTACCCAATCTCCTACAATCACGCACGGCACATCTCTGCCACTCCTTGTGTCTGGTATTTTTTCAATCTTGAGACTACCAGAATTGATCCACTGCTTGGCAATTGCTTTGGCTCGTGCTTTGTCTCCAGGCTTCTCGATGTCTAAGTTCAACTCTTCTGCAACTGCCTTACCGATCCACTTGCCAGCTCTTACATCTGCCTTATACGGATCGTCTTGCTTTTCTGCCTCTCCAACCTCTCTTTGCACATTGTATAGGTTTCTAGCTGTCACGCCATCAAACAGGTCTGGCAGCTTAAACTCAGTGGCAACCCCTATATGCTCACCATTTGCAATCTCCACACTGTGCATACGTCTGTATATACGCTTATCAGATGGAGGCGCTAAGTTTGCCTTTCCATCATCGACTGCAAAGATGCCAAGCGCTTCTGTTTCGTCCACACCTAATGACATTGCGTCATCAGGCGTAATTCTATTGATAACTCTTGCGGCTCTGGCTGCTCCGATGAGTGAACCTGCACCTCTGACACTATCAATTGTTGCGTCTTCTCCATTCGTCTTTCTAATGTGATGCACGAGCTGTATGGAGCTGTTTGTGTCACGAGCTAGTTTACGCAACATGGCAACGACTGCCTGAATGCTCCCATTGTTGTTCTCATTAACCAGATGAGCCGACACAAACGGATCGATAATTATAACACCTATGCTATGTTCTTTAATTTTATCTGCCATGTACTGTAACAGCGCATCGTTTTGTATAAGTCCATCTCTGCTTTCCGCCGCCAAAGTAATCTGTATATCATCCTCACCATCCATAAACAGTTTACCGTCAATATCTTCTGGTTGGATGTTAAAGTGCTGCATAGCGGCTATTGTACGCATTTCTAGCTCAACTCTTGGGTCTTCCAGATTTATAACCCACACATTTGATGGCTGCTTGACTGCCACACCTAATAGCGGCTTGCCTGTTGCAATTGCTAGCGCTTCCACAATCGTCAGAGATGTTTTACCAATACCACCTGCCGAAGCAGTCACACTGATATACTTCTTGATGTAGTCGTAACCATAGACCCACTCTCTGCGAGGCAGCGTGAACGCATTAAACGTCTTATAAGGCGTAGGCCATGTTAGAGGCTTATCGTCCTCTGTGTAGCTTTCTGCTGGCTCTGTGGGTATGTTTAGAGCTTGGTTTTGCTGTTCCATTCTTTCCTGAACAGGATCGGGCGGTGGCGTCCATCCTTTATCTCTGGCACCGTCTATGGCTTGCTGCACTTCTGTTCTCGTTTCATCGACTGAGTATCCAGACAGTGTGAAGCTATCTGTGATGCTGTGTATTTCCTCATCTGACAGACCTTTACTGACGTATGATCCGACTAATCTGACGATATTGTTGTGCCAGTCGTCACCTTGCATAATGCTTTGAGCGGCGAGCTGTCTGTCCATTGCCTGTTGTCCGAGATCAATTTCAAAGTTTGCATCTTGATTTTTAGTCACTTCTTTTTTGGGAAATGCTCTCATCATTCTTTCGAACTCTACTGGCTCTCTGTCTGTTGAAAACTTTGTACGCATTGTAACAAGCTCTGGAACATATCCTTTTTCTTCTTTCTTTTTGTTCGGCCATGAGACTGTACCTGCTACTCTCATAATTCTGCTAGGATTTACGACTGCCGCATCTGTCTGTAGGCTTGCGGCTATTGCTTTCTGTACGTCCTTCCAAGCATCCAGGTTGTAGCAGGGCTCTTCGAGCTGCCAGTAAGCATGCCCTCTTGCAAATGGTTTTGTGCCTGTCTTAACTGACATTGTGAATTTCGGTCCTGCAAAAGACAGGATATTTTCCATTGCGCCTTCTGTATCTGCGTCTGCAAAGCAGTAGTATGCGGCTATAATATCTAAATCTTTGGCGGCTTTGCCTGCCTGTATGCTTGCCTTTGCGTCAACTGGATTGATGCACATATAAATATTTTGCTTGGCTTTATTCATTGCCGCCGAATGTTTGACAACTTCTTCAATATTATCCGCCGAAAATCTTGCCACTTGAATTGATCCAACTGGACTGATAGCTCGTATTTCTATTAATGCACTGTCTAACTCATTCCAATTTTGAGTTATCTGTGTTATAAAGCTAAAAATGATTTCGGCTTTGGGAGCTATTTCACTCATATTAGTTTCCATTTCCATTTCATTTTTTCCTCCCTGAACTTGGGCGGCATCTCCCAGCCGCCCATTTTTTATGCTCAGAACTCCATGTCGTCTGTTGTGACTGCTGGAGCTGCTTCAACAACTGGCTTTGCTTCTTCTGTTGCAATACCTGCTGCTGCTCCTTCTTTGAGACAGTCTGGCTTATCCACCCATTTGACGATCTCAAAAACAGGATAGCATGTTGAGCCCTTTGTAAATTTGAGCTCTTTGGCTTCTGTCATTTTAATCAGTGGCATTTGCCCTGCTGATGGTTGCTCTTTGAACTTGGGAGCAAGTTCTGTGAGAGTTGACCAGACTGCCGCGCCTGCCTGTTCCCATATGGCAACCTTACCATTGCCTATGGCACACTTGACTGAAATACCTTTCTTCCAATCATCGCCAGGCTTTGCCATCATTTGATTGAGAGATGTATTCCACTTCCATTCTGGTGCTACGCCCTGAATGCCTTCTGACTTCTGCCAGCCTGTCTTGAGGCTATCGAGGTCAATGACAAAGCCATTTGTCTGAGCTGTTGTATATTCGTCTTTTGCTGCTCCTTCCCTGAGATAAAAGTTTTTAGCTCTGACAGCTCCATCTTGTGTGCCCCTTGCAGACCACGACAAGAATGTATTTATATCGCTGCCAGTATTTCCTAAGTCTATTTCAAACATTGTTGTTTCCTTTCACTTGTTTGACTTGTTGATTATTTGCAATCTTCGTAAATTGTTTTTGCAAAAAAGAAATCATTTGAGCTTCACTTTTTATGTGATTAGGCCAACTAGCTGGGTTGTAGTAATCATTCATAAAAGCTTGTTCAGCTTGTACTTTAATACGCCCCTTGTGCGTTGGTGATCCCCATAGTATTTTTTGTTCTCGAGACTTTTCAAACCTTTCCTCAAGTGCTTCGATGTCAGGCACTAAATAATGCTCTTCATCTGTTTCTAGAAGAATTTGCTTCCAAGCCTCTAAACCTTGCAAAATCAATGTAGTTTCATCTATTGTAAGCTTCATTTGTTGTCTTCCTTTTCTTTGTTGACATTGTTGCGCTGCTCTGACCCTCGCAGCATGGGATTACTCAAACACATCAAAATCATCATCCATGACCCAACCATCGCTTGTACGCTTTTCCGTTAGGTCATTAACAATCTGATCGTTTATTAAATCTATTACCTTGTATTTACCCTCGACTGATCCGCCTTTTCTATATTCCACATGGGCTTTTATTTTGTGAGGCCAGAAGTTTACCTTTTCTCCGCCGATCTCTGCCTGAACATGCCAAGGGGCTTCGTCATAGTTTGGAAAGTAAAACCTGACGCTGTCTTTATACATCGCTACAATATCTCTGAAGTCGTAGCAGTTACGCATAAAGTCTTTGTCTGCATTTTGTTTCCAAGCATGCGATTTGTGAAAATCATATCTCATAAAGCTGCTCCCTGATTTCTTCTGCGCCGTTCCAGTAAAATGAACTAGGGTTGACTGGTATAACTTGCCGAATGTCTTCCTTACTGCCTGCTCGTAAGAACTTCTCAAGTCGACTGATTTGCTTTTTAGCTCTTGCAAGTAGCTCACTTGGGTCTCCATCCTCTAATAAACTTACCTTCTTTGGTGTGACGTATAAAAACTTAACTGCCTGGTTGCCGTTTGCTTTCTGATAGATTGCACGTTGTAACTGATGTTCTAACGACATTGTTGTCGGCATTCGGCCTGTTGTTTTAAGGTCTATGATTGTTCCATGATCTGGAAAGACTAAATCTAGGAAGCCAATAACGGGTATTTCGAAGTCTTCTGTCTTGGCTGTTATGCTAATCTTTTGCTGACCCTCTTCTGGAAACTCTGGTTTGCCGTAGGGCTTGAGCTCTTTTAGCGCCAACTGCATGCACGGCTCGATCATATTACGCTCTTTGGTTGTCTTTTCTGATCCTATGGGGAAAGTATTGTCAAACTTCTTCAGAGCGGCCTTCAGAGCGGCCTCTGGTTTATCTTTGCCTGTCAGTACTGCCACCACTGCATCCTCTGTACAAATGCCTCTCATAGCGGCTGCTGACATTGCTCCACGCATTCCAAATAGATAACTTGCAACCCAGACATCAGGAGCGTTTGTCCAGAGGTTGATACTCGAAGCTGACAAATGCTTGATGCTATGTTTTTCAAAGCCGTTCATGTTGTGCCTGTTTTTTTAAATACTTGGTAAAGATCGGCCTGAACATTGATGGCAGCATTTTTATAATCATTGTTTTGTCATTAAAATACAGCTCAATCTCTTGCGGTTTTTCATCGTCTAAATTTGTTAATCCCCAACCGACTACATCTTTAAGATTAATTGTTGTCTCATGGTAGCCGCCATACTTGTACTGCAATACGCTTATCCACTGATCCATTCGCTGTCTCCTAAACATTCATTTCGACAACAACTTCATCGCCGCATAATATCATAGCTTGGCTTTCTCCTTCGCTTTCCCATGCCGTTTGGATAGCTGAATAAAGGTTTAAGTTTTTGTTTTCGACATGTGCAGTAAGTTGGCCTTCACGATCCGCAAGGCTTATTAAATCTGAACGCAACGAGCCTTTGATGTGTAAGTATACTCTAATAAGTCGTTCAATCCTCCATGCTTCGCCGCCACCAAAAAATTCAATATCCATTTTATCCATTAGTCTTTTCCTTTCCATAGAGTGCAATCAGTGCGGCTTCTGCTCTGCCATCATCTTTCACACGGTTAAATAAATCTGCGCTTTTCGGAAACCTCTGCGTGGCAAGACCTCTGCTCACACCTTTGTCTCTGCTTAATCCGAAGTGCCCCTTCCACTTTGCAGGTGTGACAAAATGCATAGGTATTTTGTGAGCTGCGACTGCCATTTGTGTTGCGCCGTAAGATTGCCCAAACCGAAACATACTTGATACACCTTGACCTCTCATAGCACCGACTTGCTCTATGAATGCAATGTGCTGCTCGTCTGCCTCTGGTTTTATGATGTCGTGTAGCTCGTGCAGATTGAGCTCTGTTTTGCCTTTTGCGTTCTTTACTGTTGGCATGTCGTACACTTCAATGTGCATCTCATCAGGCCAGTAAAACGCAATAGCTCCAGAAAAACCTGGGTCTATGCCTATATAAATCATGCTGCCTCTTTTACCTTGACGCCGTTTACTTTGAGGAAAAGTTCCAGCGCCTCTTCTGTTAAATCTCTTAGCGTTGGCGCTTCCTCTCTGCGTTCTTGCAGCTCTCGCATTCCATCAGCTAACTCCACTTTTATTCGGTGGTTCCACTGTTCTTTGTTTTCTTTCATCGTATCCCTCGATAGTTGCTAGCTTTATAATATAAATAGTGCTAGCAATTTTTTTTTGCAATAGTTAATTTTTTGCTAGCAAAAGTATTGACAAGTTGCTAGCAAATCATTAGGTTATAAATATAACAAGAAACAAAACTAAGGAGTGTAAAAATGGATCGCAATATTAACAATCAGTTTCCAAACTTTGACGACAAAGAAACTTATTCAGCCGTGTTAAAAGAATTGTCTAGCATGGGTTTTGAAGATCAGTGTTGGCACAATGAAGCTATGCCACAGATCGCTAGGGAAATTGAGACCGAAAGCGATGACAAGATTTTTCAGATTTGGATTGACTATAAAGATGTTAAGTCTAGTGAAATTGCTTGTTATGATGAAGATGGTAAATATGCTCAATTCTGTGTTTGTATTACTAAAGAGTATGGTGAAGAGGCACATATCAATAAGTTGTTTACATCTGCTGAAGAATTGATTGCTTACGTCAAAGACTACTTCAGAAGCAAAGAAAACTCTTTGATTGATGATTGGACTAAATTTTTATCCGATGAAAAGTTGGATGAAACCTTAGATGCTCAAGGTGCTTTGCTTGAGGATTTGACAGATAATCAAAGATCGTTTGTCACTGACTTCGTTTCTAAATGGGAAGTATATGTGGAGCATGCAACATGAACAAAATAGATGAACTAAAGTTCGAGATAGTCTCAGAGAAAAAATACATAGAGAGACAGAAGCAGACTATAGAGAACTGCAAGAACTATTGGGGGCAAGGCGTTCGGCCTTCCTCTGCTAGTGCCGACATTGCAATGGAGGAAATCATTCTGGAAAATGCAAAGGACAGACTGAAGGAATATGAAAAGCAACTAAGGGAGTTGGAAAATGATTGATTGGCAAGATAAAATAATATTAGTTATTATGGCTATTTTTTTTACTATACTAGCTCTTAACATTGACAGCTTTATGGTGATGCAATGAAGACGCCACACAAGATGAATTTAAAAACTTATTTCAGGCATAAGGATAAAAACAATGGAGATAAAACCAGAGGATCGGGATACGAGGGACAGCATAAAGAGGCAGATCGACAGACTAGAACCTCTAGCTTTATTACCCAACGCACCACCGTCAGTCAGACAGGAATATCGGGAAGCTAAAGAGGCAATGGAAATATTAGTTAAGAAGCTTCGTGAGGAAGGTGTGCGAATATGATTGAGCAGTTTGCCAAAATATTCAGAGAGCAGAATGGACGAGACCCGACAGAAGAAGAGATGGGCAAAGCTATGGAAATGCAAGCAACCCTAGAGAAAGATCGGGTTCGTAAGTCTCTGCATGGTACAGCTAAAAACATAACAGCAGAGAATAAGTTTAAGCTGTTAAAAAACAATGGAAGCAGAGATAAGTAATGTTACGCCACGTTGACTTATGCTCTGGAATAGGCGGCTTTGCTCTTGGCTTTGAGTGGGCAGGACTAAGCCGCCCTGTTCTTTTTTGTGACATAGAACCTTGGAGCCGTAAGGTATTAAGAAAGCATTGGCCTGATGTGCCGATTGCAGAAGACGTAAAGGAGTTAGCAAGTGACCCAGATAGAAATGTTCCCGACTGCTCAATCATTACCGCAGGATACCCATGTCAACCATTTAGCGTGGCAGGAGCTAGAAGAGGCACGGAGGATGACAGACATATCTGGCCAGAAATATTTACCATTATTAAAGCCAAAAGACCCACTTGGGCAGTTTTCGAAAACGTTTATGGCCACGTCTCTATGGGTCTCGACGAAGTGCTATCTGACTTGGAAGGGGAAGGCTACGCCACAAGGCCGTTTATTGTTCCAGCTGTTGCCTGTGACGCACCCCACAGAAGAGACAGAGTATGGATCATCGGACGAAATGTGGGCAACACCGAACACAATGGATCATCTGCCGCAAAGATCAAAAGAGGCTCTAAAGAAGCAAGCAACAACAAGTCGGAAGGGCAGATCAAAACCAGCCAATCTGAGGGAACAAGTCAATCCAGAAACGGTGGAAGCATGGAAGCAAGCCCAAGAGCCGACAATGTGGGCAACACCTTCAGCAGCCGACAGCACGGGATCAACAGGAGGCAATCAAAACAAGAGCCTCAGAACGGACGTGAAGATGTGGCCGACACCAACTACCCAGGACAGCAAAAACAACGGAGGAGCAAGCCACCACGAACGGAACACAAAGCCCCTGAATGCGGAAGTTGGTGGAAGCCTGAACCCCCAGTGGGTAGAGTGGCTCATGGGATACCCAGAAGGGTGGACAGACTTAGAGGATTAGGAAATGCTATCGTGCCGCAGATTGCACAAAGGATTGGAGAAACTATAAAGAAATGTTCGTGAGGCAGCCTATAGCAGACCTAAACATACTTTATGAGAGAGCATAAAGGCTAAAGGCTACCCCGATCTACACAATATCATAAAAGGAGGAGCAGACAATGGATTTTTGGACGTTAATGACAATAGGCTACAACGTAATGGAGCATCATATGCAGTTTAGCATCTGGCTACCGAGTGAGGAGGCATGCTGGAATATGCTAATGGGCAGTGACGCGCTGTATGAGCAGATCAATGCAACAGAAGGGCATTGTGATGTGTCGGAAATACACAGCAACCTGGTGCGTCCAAAAGTCCGTCCGTGGTAATACTAAATGATTGAAAACTATGCTAAAGGGTACGCACCACGACATTACCATAGGCTTTGTACTTGCCATACAGAGACAAACAGAAACGCGCTGCGTACGCAAAAACGTACGGTGCTGGTTGGTATCAGCGTAACCGTGAGCATGTCATTGAGAAAAACAGACTGCGTAAAAAGAAGCAGAGAGAGAAATGGCAAGAATTTAAAGCCTCTCTGGAGTGTTCGTTCTGTAGTTTTAGCCATCCAGCCGTTATTGACTTCCATCACATCGAGGCGGCAGGAGATACTAAGGTGAGCGAATACATAAGAAACTCGCAGTTTGGCAGAGCGTATGAAATAATTAAAAGTGGTGAAGTTATACCGTTATGTGCTAACTGTCACCGCATTCACCATTGGAAAGATAGGGAGAAAGAATGAGCGACTTACCAGAATACTTTGAGATAGCCGAGAAGATTGTTAATCGTGCGGAAAGAGGCATACCGCAAGACAGATGGTTTCGTGGGGATCAGGATATGGAGGCTATTGTAAAAGCTTACATTGCATTGAGAAATGCCTGTACGAATATGCACAACGACATAATTAAGTCAGGTGAGGCTTCTATGGGGATTGGTCAGGATTAATTACCAATTGCTGAATTGAGAGCAGTTGACAAAGTTTTGCTGACCATGCTTTCTCAGGCAGCGCTCGAAAGGTGAAACAAGGTAGTAAGCAATCACAACAAGTATGATAACGCCTACTACCTTCTTCCAAAACCCTACGTCAGCCATCCATTAATTCAAAGTGTGGACCGTCTATAAATGGCCTACGACCTTGACCTCTTCTAAGATCAATGTACGCATTCATGGCTTCTTCCATACTTCCAGTAAATTCTGCTATTGAGTCGATGTGCCATGCTGCGCCCCATCTTATTTTACAGCCTACCATATTCGAGCCTTCTTTCATAGCGTCAGCAAGATCATCGTATAGATTTAATTCCCATGATCCACGCCCATTAATATATGCCATTAAATCAACAGCTTTGCCTTCCAGGTGCTTACTCTTCATCGTCTGGCTTGCACCTTTTGCCACTAATTCTTTTTGCTGCTCAATAGTTCTTAAACCTTGAATAACGCCAAAGTCTGTTTTTGTTGCTGTGATAGCGTGCTTGACCACCGCAACCATGCGCTCGTCTACACCCTCCAACCTGTCAAGGCTGCGTCTGCTTAATTTAAAACTCATTTCTTACCTCCGAAAAA